CCTTTACCTCTCTCTTCATGGTAGTCGATAATATTGATTGCTCTACCTAGTTGTTGAAAGAATATAATTGCACTGTGGTCTGAAACTCCCAAGTCCCAACTTGTTGATACTGGTAGACTAGGATCGTATGGTACTCTAGTTATCTGTCGTTTGTTATCTAGTTTTGCAATCTCATCACCATAGATGGCACCTTCGATGTTTGCGATCCAATCACACTCAAACTCTTGCAGATATTTTTTTTCACCCATCACCTCTTTCGCTTTGTCTAGTTCCTCTTGGTCGACAATTTTCGTATCGCTAGCTTTAGCTTTGTAGTGAAACCAATCTTCCGCACCTTGTGCATGTTGGTATAGATCATAAAAATTATTATTCATTCCCTGTGGTGTACCGATAAAAACACAGTACCCCTTTCTGTCGGATAGTGCTGGTCTGATAATCTCAGGAAATAGTTTTTCATTTACATTCGCATACTCATCAATCACGCAGCCATCAAGGTAGATACCCCTCAAGCCATCTGAGTTCTCTGAGCCTAGCAAGGTGATACGAGAGCCATTTGGTAAATCAACTCTCAGTTCTGTTTCGTTAAATTTGGTGTGGGGTATTTTGGCGGTGAACTGTTTAATATAGTCCCATGCGATGGCTTTAGATTGCTTAAATGTCGGAGATATGTAGGCATACCTAGGGTTCTTGTTCTTAGAAGTCAAAGCTGATCTTATCAAATGATTTAGAACTGCCACAGTTTTGCCAAATCTTCTATGACAAACTAATACATTCCATCTGTGCTTATCTATTTGTTTATGAATGTAGGCTTGATGCTTACGAGGTGTATAAGGTATTTTAATATCCATAACTTAGTGAACTGATTTGCTAGGCATATTCTCATTTAGAGGGTGATAATCAAAACCCAATCTGTTCATAGCAAACATTGTAAATAACTCAGCAGAAGAATGATCTGGCATATTAAAGAATTTGATTACTACATTGTTTGTTTTTTCTTCAATGTAGCAAACGCAATCCATATCTTCTGATGAAAAATAGTTCATATACCATATCTAGTTTATTATTGTTGGTCTGGCAAGATGAAGATGAAGCTGTGTGTAAGGGTGTCCTCTAATCCCATGTATATATCGTACAATCTTGCGGTCGGTTTTTTGGGTATATAGGGGTTACGAATTTCTAAAAAAGACAATGTCCTTACGCTATTTATACCAATAACTTTCTATTATCATTACGCCATAAAGTCTATGGTATATAAAAAAATAACTTGATCCGCCTATATACACGAGTGAAGGCGTGGCGTGTGTGTATTCGTGGATTGCTTCTTATAAGCTCTATTTACTGGACCAATAAAAAACCCGGCTAAGAATTAACCTAACCGGGTTTAATGTTTATTATTATTTAGATGGTAACGCTGTTAATGCTGCTGGTAAAAAGTATTCAATACCAGCTCTATTATATATCTTTTTAGCTTCAATTTGAGCTGTTGCTAAACTTAGACCTGAGTTAATAGTAGCTTCAACTTCATCTCTCATGTCAGTTAAAACTTTTCTAAGTTTATGATTGTCAGTAACATATTTTAAAGACTCATCATAGCAGCATCTATTCAAATCATCTAAGAAGTCATCAGAAGCTGGACTATCTATATCATTAGTCCTATAATCATTAAATGATCTGGACCAGCTTCTAACATTAGAAACCCTGCTCAAATGCTCTGAGACTTCTTTAGCTTTTTTCTGCATATCTAAAAAGAGCTTTTTTTCAGTAGCGTCTTTATTCTGCATATGCTTTTTATATCTCTTTTCTGCTTCAATTAAAGATGACATCTTTTTTTCAACTTTAACTAATTTCTGAAAAGATGGTTTTTTTTTATCTGCGAGTTCCTGAGCTTGCTGCTGGATCTCACTTTCAACCGCTTGAGCTTTATTTCTGAAAAGTTTATTCATACGTTCTAATAAATATTCCTTTTCATCTTTTCGTATTGGTGTCATATTTACCTTTTGTTAGTTGTTTGTTTTTTGTCATTATTGACATTTAAAGTTATATTATTATATAACCAATATGTCTATATATATGAATATACCTGCGACATTATTGACCATGTATATTATAACCATAATGTCTATGTATATTGAAACAACTAAAAAAGAGGTAAAAAAATGAATACAGGGATCACAATAGCAACTTTAATTGTTGCAATTTCTGGTTTATCTGCATGGTTTTATTTTTTCTTTTATGTGTGGGGTATACTATGAAAAAAATAACTATTGAATATCAATCTGCATGGCACAAGCCAGAAGTATTTGAAGCATCTAATATTAAAGATGCAATTCAAATATGTGAATATGGAGTAAATCAACAATATATAGTTTTAATTGATGGTAAAAGATACAGACCATTAAATAGCTATGGAAGGAAGGTTGAACTATGAGACAATACAAAATTAATATGTATCAAGTACCAATTATAAAAATATACAGGACCAAACAATACTGGTCCGATTGGTTGAAGTATAGACTACCAATACCCAAAAAAATCACGCCATATAAATTAAAAAATATTTTAGGGGGTTATAAATGAATAAATTTTTAAACAGTGATAAATTTGATACAATTATGCTTTGTATAGTTGTTATGGGTTGTTTACTACCTTTATTTATAAATTAATATTTTATGAATAAATTTTTAAAAGATTTAAAATTTTATGAGCTATACTACCGCCATGAATACCAGTGTTTTTTAATTGGTTTTTTATTAGGCGTTATATTGTTTTAATATGGTCCAATGGTCTCAAAAATACTATAAAAATCTAAATAAGAAGCAACATTTAATCAATAATATATGGTTTAATAACATATTAAAACAGCTTAAAAAAGATGGTTTTTTATATGTACCAAATATAAACAAATCATTTAATAAAAATGGACAGGAAATAAAATAAAAAAAACAAATTATTTTTTTTTAATTTTTGGATAATCAATTATTTGGATAACAAAATTTGGATAATAAAATATTTGGATAATATTTTTTTTGGATAATCAATTCTTGGATAACTATTTTTTGGATAACAAAAATTCTAACTCTTGGATAATTAAAAAATTATTTTATCATATCGTATTGACATATTAACCTTTATGGTTATATTAAAACTATGGCGTTTGGAAAAATAATACAAAGTGAAAGCCTAATAAACTTTGCGGTGTGGCTAGATCGTATCCAATCGAGAGACCGGTATCCAAGGCAACGCCATAATAACTTTGAAAGAAAACAACTAAAGGTAAACTATGAAACTAAAAAAAGAAAAAATAAATCTTGAGGTTAGGGTGCAACACTATGGTTTCTATAATAGTGATTTAGATTTTGCACATAAACATAAACCTTATAAAGATTGGTTATTAAAATATACAGAGTTAAAAGACATTGAAGATTATGAATGTGGACAATATGACTTTGATATTGAAATGATTAGAAGATGGATCAAAAAAACAAAACAACCTTATGAAGCTGTTTGGTCCGAGTATAATGATGGAATATATATATTGCCTAAAGGATGGCAGGAAAGGATGGGTATATAAATATGTATATAGATAGCTACGAGATCGTTACCATTGGTACTAAGTACGAGGGTAACAAAGAAAAAAAGAACCAAGTATTAACTCATGTTCATAGCGATGATGGTATAGTCTTAAAAAGATTATTCGAGTTAATAGATACCTATGATGATACAGTAATGTATAACAATAGAGGTAAGTGTAAAATAACTGTAGAGTTTGAACAAAGTGATTAATAATTTAACAGATGATGAATTAACAACCCTTTGCCATTTAATTATGGCGAGGGGTTTGTTTTATCGACAACTTCTTCTGCGTCTAAGTCAATCAGATCGGGAGTATCTTGCCACGAAACAGAAATTTTCTGATCTATATTCTGCTTTATCGGTTTATTGTCAGAATAAAGATCGGTCAGCTTTCCTGCTAGGTAAGTAATAAACTTTGTTTTCTCTCTGATCCATAGTATTTGATTAGGGTTCTCTACTTCTTGGTACTGAAATATCTGCAGCAACTTATCAATTAAAGTTTGGATACCAATTTTTCTAGCTTCAGTTATCTTGTTGTTGAGTTCTTTGTCTTTCTTTAAGATTGCATAAAACTTTTGTAAGCTCATCTGTGAGACAGAGAGTTTTTTGTCCTCTAAAATTTCTGAAAGAGTTACGCCTCGCATAAGCATATTTTCGATAGTATCTACTTCTTTCATTAGTTCCAATTCTAGGTTTGATTTCTTTGTAATAGTATTGTTCGACTT